GCGGTGCTGTATGCATGGCGTGAATGTAAGCATTTTTATGAAAAAGCCGCAGAACCCCCTGTACTTACAGCCGCAGAACTAATGAAACTTGAGGAAGACCGAGAGGCAGACGCCATGGATGCCAAAAAACGTGGTGGGGATGAATTTACAGACGTTCAGGACTGGAGCGACCTGTATATTGACAATGATTTTGTTGACGATTTTTAATTTTTGTGTAATAATCTAATAAAGTTACATATAGGAGATATTAGCAATGTTTAAAACCACTCAAGAGTTGCAGGACTTTCTCCTGTGGTGCCAACAGGCCAAAATTAAGGCCGTTAAAGTTGGCGATATGGAAGTGCAGTTTTCAGACCTTGCTTTTATCGACGTTATAAGCCAGATTGCGCCTCAAAATGAAGAACGCGAGACCTCAAAAACGCTGGTAGATACTGCTCCCGATGAATCTGATGAGGATTTGTTGTTTTGGAGCGCAAAGAATTAAGGTAGTACATGAACGACTCATATCGGTGGTATGAACGCGAAGGTAATGATATGGCCCAGGCGCTGTTTAGCTATATTAAACAGTTGCGCAAGGACCAATCATACCGTCAAGATGAAAATTTTCGTCATTTAAGGCTCTATGGCAACATGGAAGCCTTTTCTTTGCGTAACTACAGCTTTTATAGGGCTGAAACTAGTTCTTCTGTTGTAAATCGTGTTACTTTAAACATTGTTCAAAGCATGATTGACACCGTGGTTTCTAAAATCACTAAAAATAAACCTAAACCATCTTTTTTAACTACTGGTGGTGATTGGTTAATGCAACGTAAGGCCAAAAAGTTGCAACAATTTATTGACGGCCAAATGTATGCTACTGATTTTTATGCAAAACGCACCCTAGCTATTCAAGACTCTTGCATCTTCGGTACTGGTGCACTAAAGATGTACCGTGATGGTAAAGATATTAAAATTGAACGTATTTTTATTGATGAACTTGCTATTGATGAGCAAGAATCACTATACGGCGAAGTTAAACAGCTTTCTCAGACTAAAATGGTTCATCGTGAAGTGCTTAAGGCAATGTTTCCTAAGCATGCTGATGCAATTGATGCGCGTGGGTCAGGCGAGATTAGTATTTGGGCCTCCAACATTCCTCAACGTCATGGCGAAATGGTGCAAGTTGTAGAGGCATGGAAATTACCAAGCATTCCCGGTGCTGGTGATGGCAAACACGCTATTGTGCTTGATAATGTAATTTTATTTGAAGAAGAATACACTAAAGATTACTTTCCTTTCTTGTTTTGGCGCTGGAATGTTAGACCTATTGGCTTTTGGGGTCAAGGTGTAGCTGAGCAGTTGCTTGGCATTCAAATGGAAATTAATAAAATACTTCGCACTATTCAAGTATCTATGCACCTTGTTTCTGTGCCTAAGATTTTTGTTGAGGCGTCTAGTAAGATTGTAGAATCACACCTAAACAATAAAATTGGTGGAATTATTAAGTTTGTGGGCCAACCGCCTATTGAAGGCAAACTTGGCACAATACCTCCAGATTTATTTTCGCATCTAGACCGTCTTTATAGCCGTGCCTTTGAAGTTGTGGGAATTAGTCAGTTATCAGCAATGGCAGCTAAGCCTCAAGGCTTAAACAGTGGTAAAGCCTTGCGCGAATATAACGACATTGAATCAGAACGCTTTATGAGCGTGGCTCAACGCGACGAAGCTGTAGTTATTCAAGCTTCTAAAATGTATATTGACCATGCTAAAGAAATTCATGCGGAATTTGGTGACTATCAAGTTAAGACTAAAGGTAGTCGTGCATTAGAAACTATTGAATGGTCTGATGTTGATATGGAAGAAGACCAATATATTATGCAAGTATTTCCTGTGTCGGCTTTAAGCCGCACTCCTGCAGGTCGTTTGCAAGATATTCAAGAACTTATGTCTGCAGGGTTAATTGGCAAAGAAGACGGCATGAAATTGCTGGACTTTCCAGACTTGCAAGAGTTTTATAACTTTAACAATGCTGGTCTTGAAAACATTGAGCGCACTATTGAGCTAATGATTGATAAGGGCGAGTATCAAACTCCAGAGCCTTATCAAAATTTGCAGCTTGGCATTACAAAAATGCAACAAGCTTACTTAATGTATAAAAATGCCGATGCACCTGAAGAACGTCTTGAACTATTTAGGCGTTGGATTGAAGACGCACAGTCGTTAATGAATAATGCTCAATTGCAAGTGCAAATGCAACAACAGCAAGCGCAATTAGCGGCACAGCAGCAAGTAATGGACCAAAACATGGATGTAGCACAAGCTAATGAGCCTGCACCTACTGCAGTGCCATCTATAGGTCAAGTAACAGGGTAATTAAAGTCAGTTATTACCCCATTTAAGCCAATCATTACCCCATTTGTGGTAAATATTAACTAGTTTATGGTAAATTAACCCCAAGGCACGGGGAAAGGTGCCGTTGTGCGCAATTATGCAGTACAACAATACGAGAGGTTAGTATGAACGACAATAATAGTGTAGAGCCGCAATTCGGTGGTTCAACAATTGAAGAAAATGTGCATGAGCCTGTATCGGCAGTGCAAGGCGAGTCAGAGCCTGTAGCAGAAGCTGCTCCAGCAGAAGTAGCTCCTGAGCAACAACAACAAGAACAACAGTTTGCTGCTAAATTTGCAGCACTTAGTCGCAAAGAAAAGGCTATTCGGCAACGTGAAGCTCAAGTATCGCAACAAATGCAAGAATTGCAACAAAGATTAGTGCAACTGGAACAACAGGGCAAAGAATTAGAATCTTATAAGTCAATTCCTGACCGTTTAAAAAAAGAACCATTCAAAGTACTTCAAGAGCAGGGTTTATCGTTTGAGCAACTAGCTGAAATGGTGCTTAACGATGGCAAACCTACACAAGATATGATTATGAGTGAATATGAGAAAAAAATCATGTCTAAAATGGAGGACTTAGAGCGTAAATTAGCAGAAAAAGAAGCTAAAGAGCAAGAACAGCGTTATGATGCGGCTATTGAACAATTTCAAGGCCAACTAACTGATTTTATTAATCAAAATGAAGATTATGACCTAATTCGCGCTAATGATGCTGTGGATTTAGTGTTTCAGGTGATTGAGCAGCACCATACTGAAACTGGCGAAATCTTATCTAATAAAGAAGCATCTGATGCAGTTGAAGAATACCTGCTAGAAGAAGCTAAGAAGCTGGTAGACCGCGAAAAAGTCAAAAAACTGCTACAGCCGCAAACGCCACCAAAATCTGCGGCACCAACTGGAAAGTCGTCACCAACACTTTCAAACGCTCAAGCTGCTCAAGCGTCTAAATCCCAGAGCCGCAGGTTAAGTGATGAAGAGTCCAAGGTTGAGGCTGCAAAGCTCATTCGATGGGACGATTAGGCCAATAAGTCAGATTGGCTTAATAACGATAAACTGCAAAATCGTTACTGGGCGTGGTGCTTAGTAACACAAAACTAATTATATTTTATAAAGGTGACTTATGTCATTAGACCTAACCTCATTTGCAAGTGCGCTGAAAGTACATTATACTTCAGACCGCATCGAAAACATGGTATATCAAGATAACCCTCTACTCGCTATGCTGCCCAAATATGAGCAGTTCGGCGGTAAAAACTTGCCAATTCCTATTATTCATGGAAATCCGCAAGGTCGTTCGGCAGTTTTTTCTACTGCTCAAGCTAACAAAACTAGCTCGCAGTTAAAAGACTTCGTATTGACACGTAAACAAGACTACTCGCTTGCTTCAATCAGCAACGAAGTTTTGGAAGCTTCTAAAGGCAACCAAAACGCGTTTATGGAAGCTGCTACAACTGAAATCGATGGCGCAATTCACTCTGCGACTCGTTCACTTGCAGTTGCTATCTATGGCACAGGTTCAGGCACTATCGGTCAAGTTGCTAACTCTTCGTTTGCTACTGCCGTATTGCAGTTGACTGAGCCTGCTGATGTTACTAACTTTGAAGTTGGAATGAAGTTGCAAACTTCTGCTACTAATGGCGGCGGTTCTCCTCGTTCTGGTACTTTGTCTGTTGTAGGCGTTGACCGTGACCTCGGCACAGTTACTATGTCTGGTAACTTGTCTGCTGGTATTTCGGCAATTGCTCAGAACGATTACATCGTAGTTCAAGGTGACTATGATGCTAAAGTTTCTGGACTACGCGCTTGGTTGCCAGATTCTGCGCCTTCTAACAGTCCTTTCTTCTCGGTTGACCGTACTGCTGACGTAACTCGTTTAGGTGGTATCCGTTTTGATGGTTCTGCAATGCCAATTGAAGAAGCTTTGATTGCTGCTGCTTCTCGCGTTGCTCGTGAAGGTGGTAAACCCACTCATTGCTTTATGAACTACTCAGAATTTGCTGACCTTGAAAAAGCTCTTGGTAGCAAAGTTCAGTACGTTGACCTAAAAGTTAGCGCCGACATTGGTTTCCGTGGTATCGTTATTAACGGACCTCGTGGCCCAATCCGCGTTGTGCCTGACCAAAACTGCCCTGCTGGACGCGCTTTTATGCTCCAGTTGGACGTTTGGAAACTCTACTCGCTTGGTAAAGCTCCACGCATCCTTGATGCTGATGGAATGAAGATGCTTCGTGAATCTTCTGCCGACGCAGTAGAAGTTCGTATCGGTTACTACGCTCAAGTAGGTTGCCGCGCTCCAGGTTGGAATGCCAACATTAAACTGAAATAAGCTGTTTAATCAATAGCTTACAAAGGCTCAGGCTTCGGTCTGGGCCTTTTTTTTGTGAAAAATCTAATAAAAACGCATATGTTAGGCTTGCTGCGCTGAGCAATTTCGCTTGGTCCAGACTAAACAGATATAATAAGCCTAAAGGAATCCATATGGCAAATCGTAACTTTAACCGTTTTCAAGCTCTAGAGAAAGAAATTAAAGCTTTATATGCTGAAATTTCTTTTAGTGCTCTAGGCGCTCCGACACTTGTGTCCGGTCTTGGCGTTGCTGCAGTTGCTCTTGACAGCGGTAATATTAAAATTACTCTTCAAGACAAATACATGAAACTAATGCATGTTTCTGCTACGGTCAAAGGTCCCACACCTTCTCCAGTGGCAATTGGTGTTGTTTCTGAAGACGTAGATAATGCAAAAACAGTTGTGTTGTCAAATACAGATGAACTAGCTAGTTGCTCACTTCTTGTTCGTATTGACGTTAAAAACAGCAGCGTATAACTGGTGATTTATGATGTTTGATAAGAAAAAAGTCGCAACAATCGTTGTGTCTAAAATGAAACCCAGTAAGGCAGAAATGCTTGAAGACGCTCCTAGCAACGAGATGGGCGACGTAAAAGACGATGACATTGCAAAACAATCTGCTGCTGAAGAACTATTAAAGGCAATTGAATCTAAAGATGCAAAGGCTGTGGCTGCTGCTTTTAGTTCAATGATGGAACTTTGCAATTCAGAAGAACCCGAAGAAGAATATTCTGAGCAAAAAGAATCTGAAGAATAAATTCTTTGGCAGGTTTTGCGCTTAAAATGTGCAAATTAAATACGCTATGCGTGGCCTGCTAATTTTGTAAAGGACTACCATGGTAACTCTTGCTGAAATTAAAGCTCAGGCTCGGCAACGTGCCGATATGGAAAATTCAGAATTTGTATCTGACACTGAGTTGACTACATATATTAATGCATCAATAGCTGAACTGCATGATTTAATGATTGCATCTTATAGCGATGATTATTATATAGAAGAATATATTTTTACTAGTACTGGTGATTTAAATTACGCATTGCCTGCTGACTTTTATAAACTGCGTGGAGTCGATGTGCGTCGAGGTCCGACTGGACAATGGGCTACTGTAAAGCGGTATAATTTTAATCGCCGTAATGAACAACAAAATGCGTATGCATGGAACCTATTAGGTTTACCATATATTGAGTATCGCATGGTTGGCAGTAATCTTCGATTTAACCGCACTCCTGATTTAGAATTGCAATTTAGATTGTGGTATCATCCGGTGGCAGTCAAGCTTGCCTCAGATGCCGACCAATATGATGATGTGAATGGTTATATTGAGTATGTTGTGACTGATGCTGCTATTAAAATGATGCAGAAAGAAGAGTCAGATGTATCTGTGCTGTTAGGGCAAAAAGAAGCATTACGTCAACGTATTATTTCGATGGCTGCAAATAGAGACGCAAATGAATCCGCAAGCGTTACTGATATTTACGCGGAAGATACAGAGATTACTATTATTGGAACTAGATAATGGCAGGTATTAAAGAATTTAAACGAGTTGCTGGAGTAGAATCGCAGGAAGTTGCTGGTTTACAAACGCGCTTGCTTGAGTTCTTTGCACAGTTTACAAACAACCCTTTGCTTGATGGAGTACTGTTAACTAATATCAGCTTAAGCAGCACTGCAAAAACTGTTGAGCATAAATTAGGCAGGCCACATCAAGGTTGGATTATAACCAAAATAGATGCAAACGCAAATGTTTGGGAAACTGAGTCTAGTAAATCATTTATTAAATTAACTGCTACAACTAATGTGGTCGTTGATTTATGGGTTTTTTGAGGTTTTAAATGTCTACTCCGTTTATGTTTTTAGATTTACCAACACCTTCAGTGACTCTAGGTCCAGAGTGGGCTTCTCAACTAAATGTTGCCTTGACCGCAGTTGACGACCATGACCACACAAACGGCAAGGGTCGGCAAATTCCTACTATCGGTATTAATATAAATGCTGATTTAAATTTTAATAATTATTCTGCGTTTGGACTTACTTCAATTAAACTTGCAACTCAACCTAGTTTTTTGCTTGGTCCGACTAATGTTCAAAGTTTGTGGAGTTATAGCGGAGATTTATATTACACAGCATCTACAGGCACTCAAGTTCGCATTACTAACGGAGCATCTTTAGCTGCAGTACCATCAGATGTTGTTGGTATGGACTTTAGTATTATTTCAAGCGACTCAGTAATACCTTCTTCTGGTTCAACTGTATTATATAACGTAGATACAACTGCACCACGCGCAATCACACTACCATCTCCAAGCGCGGTTGCCCCTGGTCGATTATTTATATTCAAAGACCGTGACGGCTTGTCAGAAACTAATCCAATTACAATTGTGACAACTATAGGTACAATAGACAATCAATATGATAATTTACTAAATAATCCTCTTGTTTTTGCAAGTGGTTATGGAAGCATTATGCTGGCTTCTGATGGCAATACTAACTGGCTCATAATATAGGTGCTATATGTTGGTTAAGCAATTAGTGCCTTTAGCCTTTGGACAGGGCTTAGACACTAAAAAAGATAAAAAACAGCAGGTATTTGGTAAACTGCGGAAAGCTGAAAACATGGTTTTTGAAGCCTTGGATTCTGCTCGCAAGCGTAACGGATATGATAGTTTGTTGCTTAAAACCACTGCTGGCGGTAGCATCAACACTGCACAATATTTAGCTAAATTCAAAGACGAATTACTGCTCTTTGATGAATCTAAGTTGTATGGATTTTCTGAAAGCTTGCAAGCAATGCAAGAAAAAGGCACCGTATATTCTGTTTTTCCTACTAGCTGGCCAGTACTAAATAATGGGTATTCCGCAACTGAATTGGATATGCTCGTAGTTGCTGGATTAAAATTCTTTGTATATCGCAATGTAACCACTAATGAAGTGCGCTATTGCGTTCAAGACCAAGAAACTCAAACAATGCTTGTTACTGATGAAGTGGTGGCAGCAAGTGCGCGTACTCCTAAGTTAGCCAATATTGGCAATATAGTTTACATTTTTTATGGAACCGGCACAGATATTAGGGCAAAAACATTAAATGTGTTGCAACCCAAAATATTGTCTACCGTAGCACCAGCTTTAGCTACAAACTACGACCCAGTGTACCCTAATATAGACGTAGTAAATGTAGGTGATAAAATTATTATTGCGTATTGCAACTCTAATACTGCTCAACGACTTTCTCTAGTCAGTATTGGCCTTAATAATTTACCGTCACTTCCTATTGATTTTCTTGGGCAAAGTCCTACTAATGGTCTTGACATTTTTATTGATGCCGATGGGCATGTGGTTGTATCATATGTCTCATCAACTCAAGCAAAATATTTAGTTTATACCGCAAATCTTTTGTATAGTGTGCAGGCTCCAGTTGTTATTGAGACAATCAGCAATGTTGCTAAAATTACTGCTGTTGAAACTTCAAACCACAACTTTACATTTTACTACGCAGTTTCTGCTGCTGCGTCTTACAATTACTACATTCGTACAAATACCATCACAAATCTAAGTACGGTTGGCGCTGCCAGCACTTTTATGCGCAGCGTTAGTATTGCTTCTAAACCTTTTATTGTTGCAGATAAAGTTTATTTAACTGTTAGTTATGATTCTGCATCACAACCATCATATTTTGTTGTTGACGCTAGTGGTACTATTGTAAGCAAGATTAATTCCGGAGTTGCTGGTGGGCATGTGGCTAATGGCACTGTACCGGAAGTTTACAATGTGTCTAGTGACATAGTAATCATTCCTACTCTGTATAAGACTAAGTTTGTTGCAGAGAATGGTGAGTTTACAAGTTTAATAGGCATAACAAACACTGAAGTTGACTTTGTTGTTGAAGACCGCTATCAGAATGCCGCACTAGGTGACAATCTTATTATTGGCGGCGGCATTGTGCAGTCATACGATGGTGATGTAGTTGTTGAGCACGGTTTTCATGTGTTTCCTGAGCCAGTGACATTAACTGCTTTAACATCTGGTACTGCAGCTAACTGGCCTTCGTTAGCAATGGCAAATTCTGCCTCGTTGCTTGATACTTATGGGTATTGCGTTATTTATAAATGGACTGATAATCGTGGGCAAGAGCATCGTAGTGCGCCATCGGTTCCTCAAAGTATTCATTTAGCAAATGCACCCACACCTCAAGTTGGCGTTCAACTAACTATTCCTACGCTTAGACTTACTGAAAAAACAGATGTCACTATTGAAGTATATAGGACTGAATTAAATCAGACTTTATATTATCTCGCAAACACAGTTACAATTCCTCTTGCAAATAATTCTGCTGTAGATACTGTTACGTTTGTTGATGGTAAACCGGATAGTGCTCTTATTTCTGGACGCGCCTTATACACGACTGGTGGAGTGCTTGAGAATATTGCGGCACCATCAGCACGAGTACTTGCAACTCATACCGCGTCTAACCGCATTTTTTTAGCAGGATTGGAAAACGCAAACCTGCTGCAATACAGTAAAATTTCTGGGCCAGGTCAACCAGTTGAGTTTAATGATGCACTAACAATTCAAGTAGACCCAGTTGGGGGCATCATTTCCGCGTTAGCGAGTATGGATGAAAAGTTAATTATTTTTGAGCAAGATGCAATATTCTTCATGTCCGGCTTAGGGCCAAACAATTTAGGTCAACAAGATAGCTTCACTAGACCTGAGCGTATCAGTACTGACGTCGGTTGTCTAGACCCAAAATCAGTAGTGCTCACTCCTGAGGGGCTTATGTTTAAGAGCCGCAAGGGAATTTATTTGCTGTCTAGGGCGTTGCAGTTGACGTATATCGGTGCGCCTGTAGAAGCTTTTAACAGACTGACAATTTCAAGCTCAAAAGTTGTAGGCGAACTGAATCAAGTGCGTTTTACTACAATTGACGGCGACTGTCTAGTTTATAACTATGTGTATCAATTTTGGGCAACATTTACAAACCACAAAGCTAAGTCAGCAGAAGTATTAGGCAATAACTACTACTACTTACGTACAAACAATGAGTTGTACAAAGAAAACCGCAATTCATTTTCAGATGCCGGTGTGCCGATTAAAATGAAAATGGAAATTGGCTGGATTTCATTTAATACCTTGCAAGGTTTCGGCAGAGTGTATAAAATGCTTATATTGGGTGACTGGTTATCGCGCCATGACCTGCTAGTAAAGGTTGGATACGACTTTAACGAGGCGTGGACGCAATCAGTGACTCTAACTCCAGATACGGCAGAGATTGACGCAGTTGCTTATGGTGACGACAGCCCATATGGTCAACCGGCTACCAAGCCTTATGGCGGCCTAGGAAACCCATATCAAGCTCGCGTAAACTTTAAGCAGCAGAAGTGTCAAAGCATCAAGCTTGAGATTGAAGATGTACAAGAAACCGCTGGGGAAGGCTTTTCGTTAAGCCAAATAACTTTTGAAGTCGGCGGTAAAAATGGACTATTCAAGCTGGCAAAAAGCAAGAAATTCGGATTGTCCTAATAATTTTGCATATATAGAGGAACTATATGGGTCTATTTGGTAAAAAAGCATTTCAAATTAAATTTGACAAAAATACGTTCAAAAACGTAGCTAAAAATGCTATTGGACTTGCTGGTGCATCCACTGGCGGTCTTCTTGGGTTTGGATTAGCTAATGAAATTAATAAACTGATTGACCCATCTAAGCCTGGTGGAGGCGGTGGTCCTGCAGGGCCAAACACAACTCAAGACTTGACTCAAAAATACTTGGGTGCCCAAGAACAACAAAGGCTTAAGAACCTTGAAACTTCCGGCCAATTAACTGAACAATTACGTCAACAGGCAATGGGTGAAGGCCCACTGGCCGGTGCTCAGCTAAAAACGGCACAAACTCGAAACTTGGCACAAACTTTGGCTGCTGCGCAATCTGCTGGCGCTAATCCCCTTGCTCAACGACAAATGCTGCAGCAACGTGGTGCGCAAGGACAAGAATTGGCTCAACTAGGTATGCAAGAACGACTTGGAGCGCAACAAGCATTAGGTGCTCAAGTTGGGCAACAAGCTGGCATGAGCCGAGCTGATATTGAGTCAGCATATGGCATCGGTATGACGCCAGAAAAAATGGCTCAAGAACGCGCCATGCAACAAGCTAGGATTCAAGCCGAAAAAGATGCCGCTCATCGCGCACAGAATGCACAATTGCTTGGCGGCGTACTTCAGGGCGGTGCTCAATTATTAATGGCTTCTGATGAGAAATTAAAAAAAGCTCCACAACAATCCAAGTATTCATCAAAAGATAAAGAAGAAGAAAGTGACAGTAAAGAGTCTAATTTTGAAAAAGAAGTTAAAAGCGCTAAAGCCCCAACAAATCTAGGCGAAGCAATTGCAAATATAGGTTCAATGGGCGCTGGATATATTAAAGACAAAAAAGCTTTAGCAGCTCCTCCTTCGTTAGGCTCTACCGCAAAACCAAGTTTTATGTCCGCTGTAAGCAAAATGCTTTCATCAGATGAACAACAAAAAACATCTTCTGAAAACAAAAAAACAAAGCTTCCATCTGCTAAAAACGAAGTAAACGACATGATGGACAGCCTTGAGCCTAAAAAGTATGAATACAAAAACCCTCAAATGCCTGGCGCCGCTCCAGGAACTCGTTATGGCATTATTGCGCAAGACCTGGAAAAATCATCGCTTGGAAAAACACTTGTAAAAAACACACCACATGGTAAGATGGTAGATACTGTGCAGGGTTTTGGCGCAGTGTTGGCAGCGCAAGCAGAACTTAATCGCAGGCTAAAAAAGATAGAAAAAAAGGGCAAATAATATGGCCAATAATGATATAGTACAACAAGCGTTAGCCAAAATTGCTGCGGATAAATCTGCCGCCGAAGTGCCCATTTCTTCGGATGAAGTTCCTGTAGCTGTTAACGAAGTTCCTGCTGCCCCTAA